AGGTAGGTCGCCGCCAACCAGATGTTGTAGCGATCGTTGTCCATCAGCTTGTTGGTGGTGGCACTAGCGTCGAAGAGCCGGGCCGTCGCCAGGGTCAGCTGGCCACAGCCCCAGCCCAGCGGATCCCGCCGGTGCTTGTCGATGCACCAGCTGCTCTCCTGGCCCAAGATGGCCTGCAGCGTGACCGTGAAGTTGAACTCCAGCTTGCGCGAGGTCTCATGGGCGCCCCCGGCGCGGGACGCCTCTTGGAGCGTCCACACCTGGTGCTGGCTCAGCTCAGGTGGCGAGGACCAGGCCGCGGCGGCTGCAGCGAGCAACAGAGCCATGGCCATTGTGGTGGCGGCCTTCATACGATCACCCCCGCATGCTTCTGTCTTGGCGTGCCGCGGCGCTGCATCCTCAGCAGCAAGCGATCACGGGCATCCGCGAGTTCGGCGCGGGCCGTGGCGTGGCGCGCCGCTGGGTGCGGCGCATAGATCACGTCCTGTCGGATACCCTCAAGGCCTCGGCGAGCGACGACACCGAAGGCGATCACCACCACCGGGTTGACCTCGACGATGGCCTTCATGATGTGTGCCGGGTCCGGCTCGTACTTCGAAGAGGCGTAGCCGCCGATCCGAGGGGAGGCCTCTTCCCAGATCATCTGCTGGCAAAGCTCCTTGCCGAAGACGGCCCGAAGAGTTCTTCCACTCTGGCAGCCCGCGAACAGCGCGCGCCGGATAAAGTCACGACGGTTTTTGATGATGCCGCTGGCTAGAAGCTTCTCGACGCGCTCCGGATCCCGGAACCACTGGTTCTGCATGAAAGCCAGGACGGTGACGGTCATGCCTTCCTCCCCGCGCGATGCGTAGCCAGGGCCTTCTCGGCGAAGGTGATGTTCTGTTTGAGGCTGGCGATCACCCGCTTATCGCAGACGCTGTTGATGTAGGCGTTGAGCGCCTCGTGGGCCGCGTCCTTGGCCTCGTTGAGTGCCGTCAGCAGATCCGGGGGCGCGGTGTCATCGACAGGATCCGAGAGCGTGAACGCAGCGGCCGCACCGAGCCTGTTGGCTTTGGCTTCCGGCGCCGGCGTCTCGGGTTCGGGCTGTGGCGCAACTGCCAGCTCTGGCCATGTCTCGCCCTGGAACCACCAGAAGGCGCGGGAAGCATAGTTACCATCGGCCAGGTCGCGGCGTTCCAGCACCTCTTCCTTCACCAGTTCCAGCAGGTCGGGATAGATCGTCGGCTTCTGGGTGTGGAGGCCGAAGGCAAGGACGTGAGTCGAAGCCACGGGATGGCCATACTCACGGATCTTTGTCACCAGCATGCGGCGGCGCTCTTCGGCCAGGACGATACGGACCGGCTTCACATGCTCGGTGGGCGCCTCGGCTATGGGCTCCTGAGGCACATAGGCCTTGGGGCTGAAATAGCGATGCTTACCGCCCTGCTCCATGTGGTCGATAATGTCGCCGGCCTGGACCAGGGCGTTCAGGACACCGCCGAAGTGCGCGTCATGTTTACCTGGATAGCTGCACTTCGCGTACAGGTCGCCCCGATACATCCCCGTGGGCTGCATCTCGAGGGCGCTCTTGATCTGCTGCGAACAGGTGAACTGGCTTGCTGTCATGCCGGCACCGGCCATGCCAGAAGCTTCTTGTAGTTGGGCTTGTTGAGATGGGCCCTGGCACCGGTGAGCGTGCCGTTCTCGGCAGAGCGCTCCAGCCACGCACTGAACCAATCGTTGTAACAAGACCTGCAGCGGCCTGAGCCCAACGAGCTCTTGGTGTGGTCGGTCATTGGCTTGCCGCAATCACGGCAGTTATCCTTCGGCGTCCGCTTGTAGCTCACGCTGCGGCCTCCTGTTCGAGAAGCTGGAACATGTCGGGCATATCGACATCGCGCTCCGCCGCGGCGCAGTAGGTGCAACCGTCTGCCCAATACCCTGAGTTGAGTTCGATGCTGAGGCCCTTACGGCCGAGCTTCACTGCGCGATAGGCGACCGTGGCCAGGCCCCCGAAGAAGTCCAGCACCGTCTCGCCCTTCATGGTGTATTGCTCGATGCACCGGTCCACCACATCGAACTGCAGCGGGCAGAGATGCATCTCCTTGCCTGCGCTGGATTGGAGGCTGTTGAGAGTCCGCATGCGGGTGACGTCGGTCCATACGTCCTCATGTAGGCTCTGCGGCTGGAGCAGCATGAATGTGCTGGGCAGCCAGCCCAGGGAATCCATGTGCTCTGCGACGCTCACGTCGAAACGGAAGTCGTAGACATCCTCGAGCGAGTGCTTCTTGAACAGCTTGAAGATGTCGGCCTGGGTGAGCTTGCGAAGCTCGGGAGATAGCAACAGCCGGTTGCCACTGCTACGCATGAAGCCATGAGCGTCGTACTGCCAGCGGCCGCGAGTGTAGGCGCCCTTGTCCTTCACCACCGGCAGATCCGCGTACCCGTTACTGGGGTCGGTGTTGCCCTTGCGGAACACCAGCAGGTACTCGGGCATGCCGGCGCCCATGCGGGTCCCGTCCTTGCACTGCTCGCTCCATCCCAGCCGGTAGGTCTGATTGTTCTCGCGCACCACGTCCGTGACGATGGTCTTCCTGGCCAGGAAGGCGAAACCGTGCTTCCTGAAGTGGGCTATGCACTCATCGCTGAAAGGCGTGACGGTCTGGAAGCCGAACCCGGACAGCCCGCTGGGCGTGATCCGGTCCTTCACATGGATGGCGCAGATGCGTCCTGGCTGCAGCACTCTGAGCAGTTGCGGCGTCAGGAAGTCCATCTGCTCCCAGAAATGGTCGTTACTGTCGGTGTGACCAAAGTCGTTGTAGCTCGGCGTGTACTCATACTGGGTGGCGAAGGGGATGCTGGAGACCATCAGCCCGACGCTGTTGTCGGGCATGCGCGAGAGCTCGTCTACGCAGTCATTGTTGACGCAGGTCCAGTTCGCACCCGAAGCCTCGGCCCGCTCGATTCCGAGGCTCCTGGTCATGCCGTCACCAGCGATGGCGCCGAGTCCATACGCTCTGATGATCGCGACCATCTTCTCCATCTGCCGGTCGTACTGCTGCCACTTCCGCTCCAGGTTCTGGCGGATTGGGCGCTCGGCCTCGGTGTAGATGAGATCGAGGCGCACGCGCTCGGTCTGCAGGAACCGCTGGATGCGGTGCACGGCTTGGATGAAGTCGTTGAACTTGTGGCCGATGCCCAGGAATATCGCCCACGAGCAGTGGCGTTGGAAATTACAACCGCTGCCAGCGATGACGGGTTTAGCGGCTAGCTCCTGGATCTTGCCATCGCTGAAATCGAGGATGGCCTGCTCGCGCTCTTCCAGGTCTTGGTTGCCGTAGATGCTGACGCTGGATGGCGCGGCGGCCTCGATGGCATGGCGCTCTGCCTCCAAGTCGTGCCAGAGCAAGCGGTGAGCGTCTTGGTCTAGGGCACGCAGCTCCAGCATCTTGGCGATGCGCGGCTCCAGGCTCTCGCGCTTCTCGCGGGCTGCGTCCTGGATCCCGGCGGCGACGTTGCTGAACAGTCGGTTCTGGCCGTCCTTCTCGGCGCCGGCACCGCGGTGATCACTCGGCAGCTCGTGCCAGTGCACGTCCATAGGCGGCAGCTCGTAGCCATCGTCGCTGAAGCTCGGGTCCACATCGGAGGGCTTGGTAACCCATACCGACCAGGACGCCACCCACCTCCAGAACTCCTCTTCCTTGTGCGGATGGAGGGTGAGGTTGTCCGCCTGTTCGCTGTTGCGCTTGAAGAACCTGGTCTTGGCCTGCCCCACATCCATGATGCCGAGGAAGGCTGCATAGGCCAGGAGCTCGATGTACTCATTGGGCGCCGGCGTGGCCGTGGCCACGAACCGGTACTTCACACCATCGGTCTTGATGGCTGCGCCCTGGCGGCGGTCGTCGCCGGCCACAACGGCCATGAACTCACGGAAGGTCTTGGTGCCCCCGAAGCCCCTCAGGATGGAGGCCTCGTCCAGGCTGACGAAGATGAGACCCTTCGAGATCAGGGCCTGGATGTCGATCTTGCCTTCGCGCACGCTCTCATAGTTGGTCAGGTAGATGCCGGGCTGAGTGAACTCTTCGGTGGTGCGGACGAAGCGCGGCGGCGTCTCCCATCCCAAGCGCTGGCGTGAATCGCGGATGAACTCTTGACGGACGTTGAGAGGGCAGACGATGAGGGCCATACCGCCCTCCCTCGCCAGCACCTGACGTGCCGCCTCGAGCTGCGTCACGGTCTTGTGCAGGCCGAACCGCATGAAGAACGCACGCCGGCCGCCACGGAGCCCCCACCACACCACGCGGCGGTTCATCGGCTTCAGCTTCTCGCTGATCTCCGATTCGCTCACGTCGAAGCCCCGCTGTGGGGCTACGGCGATCTTGCGCTCCAGGAATTGGCGGTATGCCTGTTCCATCAATCGTCGGCGCCGCTCATGTGCTGGCGGAAGTAGGCGGCGGCACTACCAAGGGTGTTGATCTTGGCCGCGTCCTCATCCGGGCACTCGCACTCGAACTCTTCCTCCATGGCCATGACGAGTTCGACCTGGTCCAGGCTGTCAGCGCCCAGGTCCTCGTCGAACTTTGCGTCCGTAGTCACCGCCTCCGGCTTCACCGCCAGGTGGTCACTTACGATCTTGGTGATGCGCTCTTCGATGGTTCCCATTGCTCCCTCCTGTCACGGTTTCGGGTGTCGTCTTGGTCTTGTCCTGGTTACTTGCTGCCTCGACGCAGCGGGCGCAGGCCACGGTCTTGATGCGCTTGCAGGGCTCGCACCAGACCGGGCCCATCAGTCGCAGCCCCGGCCGATGTGGCCTGGGTCGTTCTCGCCGCCGGTGAACTCAAGCCAATGCCGCAAGCCCTGTGGGCAGAGGAAGCCCCAGGTCTGCAGCTTTGGGCCGAAGATGAAGATGGTTACGGCAGGCTCGGCGCCGGGTTCGATGACGAGGCGATGCGGCGACTTAGCGCGGCGGAAGACGACGTTGCCGGGGTTGCGACGCAGGTAGAGCATCGGACTATCCGGCGTGATGATCTCGCCCGGCATGATGGCGGCGTAGTCGGGTACGACCTCGACATAACCTCCCAACAGGATGATGGAGAAGTTCCAGGAGGGATGGGTATGCAATGCCCGGTCATCGTCACTGCGGATGATGACGTGCAGATAGGGCGAGAGCAGCGCCAGCAACCACCACCCGCTGTGGAAGTACAGCGCACCGGCCGCGATCAGTAACTGCCACAACAGCTGCATACGGGGCCAGATATACCGGCGCTTGATGTAAGGGTTCTCGGCACCGCCGATGATGAAATCGGGATAGAGGCTGAGCTGCATCCAGTTCGGGAACCAGCCCTCGCGGTTCGCGCCACCGCGTGGATCTCGGTTCAACCACGCCACCAGGCTCGGGCCACCGATGTCGTCCCAGTGTGTGCGGAAGAACCAGATCATCAGGGTTGCTATGTACAGGCAGCAGCAGATAGCGACGATGCAGGGCATGGGTTGGGCGTTCACGCGCTCTCCTTTGGGGCGACTTGGCACAGGCCGTCCAGGTGGTCGATCTCGTGTTGGGCGACGGCGGCCATGAGCTTCGAGAACTTGAAGTTCATCGGTTCCCACACCGTGAAGCCGTCGCGATAGATGTCGGTATGGGCGACGACGCGCACCATCCGTGAGCGTTCGATGTAGACGCGGCGCCCGGGATAGCTCAGGCAGCCTTCCTTGCCACCTAACTTGCCGTGACGGCTCGTGATGACCGGATTGACGAGGACATGTTGCTGACCGGAGAGGTTGATGACGATGACGCGACGCATGATGCCGACCTGAGGGCCGGCCATGCCGATACCGCCGGTAGCCGCGCAGGTCTTCAACATCTCCTGCCCCATGGTCGCCAGGTCCTGGCCGTAGTCATCGAGGATTCCGCGCTGCAGTTCCTCGGCCGTGACCGGCGTGCAGACCTGCTTCAGGCGACCATCCGGATACTTGACGATCTTCATGGCGCTGGCCTCGCCTCGGTCTGAGGGAACAGCGCCTTCTGGCGGCCATAGTTCGATGGGTACAGCGGGTAAGCACGCTCGCCGGTCTTGGCATCGGTCACCGCGGCATCGCTCTCCATGACAAGCGTCTGGCCATGCCACCGGCGCTTGAGCAGCGCGTTGACGCGCGCACTGACTCGGGCCTCTTGGCCCAGCGGGTCATCGGCATTCAGCGCCTTGAAGTGCGCGGCGATCTCGCGGCGCGTGCAGCAGGGATGGCTCAGCACATAGGCCACGATGCGATTGGCCTGAGACAGTTCGACCCCTGGCGCCAGGATGCTGGCGTAGTAAGTCTCGATGCTGGTGTCGCGGACGGCGGTCTTCATGCCGGCGGACTCCAGGCATCGCGCGGCGCTTCCTTGGCCAAGTTCTCGAACCGCATGTAATCGGCCAGCCACGCGAACCGGATGACGCCGATGGGGCCATGCCTGTTCTTTCCGACGTTGATCTCAGCTATGCCCTTGGAGGCTTCATCGTTGGGGAAATAGACCTCGTGGCGATACAGCATCAGGATCTGGTCGGCTTCCTGCTCGATGTCGCCGGCTTCCTTGAGGTCGCTCATGAACGGCCGTTTGTCGTCGCGCTTGTCCACGTCGCGGTTGACCATGGCCAGGGCGACGATGGGGATACCGAGCTCACGGGCCAAGCTCTTGAGGCCCATGACCACGTCGGCTGTGCGCTCGCGGAAGTTGAGCTTGGGGTTGTCGCTGCGGATGCGCTGCAGGTAGTCCAAGTACAGGACCTTGATGCCGTACTGGTGCTTCCACTTGCGGGCCTGGCGCACGACGTCGGAGAGCGTCGGCGATGCCTGGTCGTTGAGCCATATCTGGAGCTTGGCCGTGGCACTGCTGCCAGCGCTGATGCGCTTCCAGTCGTCGTCGTTGAGGTTGGCGGTGCGCATCCTGTGCACGCTGACGTGCCCGTTGATGGCGATGAAGCGGATGCCGATCTGCTCGTGCCCTTGTTCGGCGCTCATGATGCCGCTGGGCACGCCGCACCTGGCGGCGAAATTCAGAAGCAGCGCCGTCTTTCCGAGGCTCGGCCGGGCTCCGACGATGATCAGATCCGAAGGCTGGAAGCCGCCAAGACAGGCGTCGAGATCGGAAAGGCCGCTGCTCACACCCACTAGCCGCCCTTCAGCGGCATGCAGCCGGTCCAGGGAGTCCAGGGATTTGGACATGACCTCGGCGATGCCGTATTCGTGTCGTTCCTGGGACTGGTTGAGCGACATCAGCGCCTTGATGGCGTTGTCGATGGCGTCATCGTCCTCGGCGGTCACGGACTCACGCAGCCGCCCGGCGATGCCCAGCGCCTGCCTGGCGTTGCTCTTCTCGCGGATGATGCGGGCATAGGGCCCTACGTTCTCGGCCGTCGGCGTGTCGCGCACCAGGGTCGCGAGATAGGCCAAGCCGCCGGCGCTCTCCAGCTGCCCGCGGCGCTGCAAGAGCTCTGAGAGCGTCACGCTGTCGACGGGCACGTTGTTCTGGTGGCAGGCGGCGATGGCGCGCCAGATCAGGCGGTGGTCGGCGCGGTAGAAATCGTCCTCGCCCACATGCTCGACGGCATCATCCCAGCGCGCGTTGTCCAGCAGCAGTCCGCCCAAGACCGACTGCTCGGCTTCGATGCTATGCGGTGGCTGCTGGATGTTGGCTTGGCGGACGGCGTTCATTGGCGAGGGAAGTCCCTCGGCGTCGAGCCGGGTGTTCCACGCGGAACACTGCCACCGGAACCACCACGGTCCTGGGATCGGTTCAGCCAGTTCACACAGAAGCGCTTGATGCCGGATTTGGTCTTGCGCTTGCTGGGGTTGGCATCTACCCAAGCCCTCATCTTCCTGAGCTCCTGCAGGACGTCCAGGGCTGGATATAGAGCGTTCCACTCGTCCAAGAGACCTTGGTAGATGGGGTATTCGGGCCCAGTGTTCAGGGGAATGCAGATCACGGGCACGAGAGGCGGCAGAGCCGGCTCCGTGCTGCTTATGTCTTTTCTCTCTCTATCTCCCTCTACCTCTCTATCTATATGTAGTGACTTTGTGTGACCTGATGTGACATCCGTGACATCGTGTGACTCACCGTGACGCCCTTTCTCCCTCTGCCGCCGCTTCCGCTCGCGGTTCCCGGCCCGGATTTCCTCGCGAGTCCGGAGGTTGGCGTAGTACTCGTAGTTCACGAGATACCAGCCCCACTCCCGGTCAGGATCCAGGCGCTCCAGGCGTCGGCCTTCAGCTTCCTTGGACCGGCTCTTGGGGTCAGGTTTCTCGAGCTCAGCAATGCCTGCCTGGATGATCTCCAACGGGATGTTGGTGTAGCGACTGATGGCTTCGGGCGTCATGTCGACGACGCCATCGGAGTCGGCGAGGATGATGAATTGCTGGAACGTGACCAGGGCCTTCCAGTTGGTGGCCACAGTCGAGTCATACATCTGGCGGAAGACTTTTCCGTACATCTACAGCCCCATCTCGTAGGTGAGCTGCTGCGCGTACTGCTGGATCTCGGCAGGCGTGGCGTCTGGATGCAGACGTATCCACTCCTGCTTCTCGGCGTTGTAGTCGGTCCAGGTGAAGGTGCCGTCGCGGCGCTTCGGCGCTGCAGCGAGATCGACCGGCTCCTTGAGCAAGCGGGCGCCGGCGGTCATCTCTTCACCGGCTGATTCGCTTGCGGCAGGCGCTCAAGGCGCGCCATAGCGTCCTTGAAGATTTCTGCAGCGCCGACGACCTGACGGTATAGCCGCGCGCGCTCATCTTCGGGTTCGATGGGTTCGGGGGCTTTGAAGTTGGCGCGCTCGTTCTGGAAGGTCGCTATGGCATAACCGCCGATGCGGCGCGCCTCACAGACGATGAAGAGGACCTGTTCTGGGTCCAACTTCTCGCTGCGGGTGCGGTTGAGGCAATTCGCCAGGAGTTCGCCGGCCTTGTCGGCAGACTTCTCCGGCCACAGCATCACGCCTACCTTTTTGGTGCCACCGAGCGCCATGACATCGGTGCGGATGGCCTCGTAAATATCCTCATGGATGAGCGAGATCTGTTCCATTCCAATACGCTCCAAGAAACTTGTAATGCCTTGTAAGCCGCGTTCTGGGTAAAAAAAGAGGCGGCACTACGCCGCCTGTTTGGATACCTCGTCATGCAATTTCTCGAGCGCCTGCCCTACCGTGAAGCTGGTGTCGGCACCGTTCTTTATCCGGCTAACAGTCGCCTGACTGAACCGACGGTTGCCGGTGGTCTTGCGCACATATGTCGCGATGTCCTCCTGGGTCTTGCCCTTATCGAGGATCGCTTTGACGGTGCGGCTGGCGTTCATGAGTCCCGGGCTGATGTTGATGACAGCCTTAGTATATACGCTAACGCATACATGTCAATTCACTACCGCATTTCTCAAGACACGGTCGGCCCGGGACAATAGGTCATGTCCAAGACCCAGACAGCTACAGCAATCGAGACCCTGGTCCGCCTCAAGAAGCCGCATTTACTGAAGCGTGATGGCTCGGTGAATCAGGCCCAGCTCGCGGCCGAGGCGAAACTTGAACAGCCAACAGTGGGACGGATCCTGAGTGGCGAGAGCAAGCGCCCCTACCCCCAAACCATCGAAGCCTTGGCGGCTTATTTCGACGTCACGATTGGTCAGGTGATGGGGACAGAGGAATTACTCAACGCCAGCACTGTAGCCAGCCCTATGACTTCGGTTCCTCTGATTTCTTGGGTACAGGCTGGTAAAGGACAGGAAGTCATGGACATTTTCACGCCCGGGGTGGCGGATAAATGGGTCGACGTGCCGAAGAAGTTAGGGCCTGGCAGCTTCGCGCTCCGGGTCCACGGTGACTCCATGGAGCCCAAGTTCCCGGAAGGCTGCATCATCATCTGCGACCCCGGTGTCCAGGCAGCGCATGGCAAGTACGTAGTCGTCCGCACCGATCACGATAACGAAGCCACATTCAAGCAGCTCGTCGTCGATGGCGGCAAGAAGTACCTCAAGCCCATCAACCCCAGGTATGAAATCGTCGAACTCAGCCTATACGCCCATATCGCTGGCGTGGTGGTCTGGTTCGGCGGCGAACCATAAGCTGCTTCATCCCCGACCCCGCGCCCCGCAAGGGGGTTAATTTACCACCTGAATTATACGTTTCTGCATTGACAAGTATGCGTTAGCGTATATACTTGCTCCATGCCTGGGGTTACCGGGCCTGGAGCAGGGACATGGCAGACCAGGATTTCACAGAAGTCGCCACGCGCGCCCTAGATGGCCGCAACGACACCCTGTTCCTGGCCATCCACGACCGTCTCGGCCGCGCCCCCGCCACCGTCGACGAGTGCGTCGCCGAGATCGGCAAGATGAGCCACTACGAGCGCGTGTGCTACGGCGCCCAGGACTGGAGTGACGACAGCAAACGCTTCTGCCCGCATTGCCGCAGCGATCACCGCGGCAGCGGCTGCCCCAGCAGCGACGCCATGGCCAGGGAAGCCCGCCATGGTCTCTGAAGCCAAAGCCGCAACCATCCGCTCCGCCCAAGACCGAGAGTCGCTGCGCGAACACGTATTCGCTGTGCATGGCGCTCAGGCTCGCACTGAGCTCGCTGCCGAAGCCATCACCAAATTCCCAGCTGCCGATGTCGCCTTGGCTCAGGTCTTGGAGCGTTTGGCTGGTAGCAGCCTCCGCAGTTCCGCACTCGAAGCCGCCCTGGCCAATGACCAGCACTTCGAGATCGCGCGGCTCCTGCAAGGCGCCCGCGATGAAGTCGTGAACGTGCGCCGTTCCGAATACGTGGCTCTCCATCTCGAGGGCCGGGCCTGGGATCTCTTCAACGGCGGAGAGACGTGATGGCCGCGCCCATGCTGTACGACTTCGGCCATGCCGCGAAACGCGCCGACCTCGTGAACGCCGTCGTGCGCAAGGCCCGGGTCAGTCCGTACTACATCGTGCAGAACCAGGACCCGCGCCAGGTGCCGTTCAGTCGTATCTGCGGCGGCCACCTCGAAATCTATACGTTCGGCGGTTGGCGCCGGTCCACCGACTTACTCAACACCGCGTCGCACTGACGCAAGCACTCCGGGAGACGACGATGAGCGACAAACCGAAGATTGGCGAACAGTGGCAGGGTCAGGGCGGCATCCGCGCTGGCGCCGAGATCCCGACGGCCGATGGCCGTAGCTATGACCTGGTGGTCGTGACCGACGCCGCCGGCAAGCCGGTGCTGTTGGATGCCGCCGAGTGGGGCCTCTACGGCACCGAGGTCGAGGGCGCCGACAACTTCACCGATGGCACAGCCAATCACACGGCGCTGCTCGCCGCCGGCCACGAGCTCTCCAAAGCCGCTGCCGCGATCGCGACCGTCGACGGCCAGACCGACTGCACGTTGCCCAGCATCGGCGAGTCCAACATCGTCCGCGCCCTGCTGCCTGACCTGGTCCAAGTCGAGGACGACGAAGACCTGTGGTCGAACACGCAGTACTCCGGCAACCTCGCGTGGATCCAGTACTTCAGTTCCGGCTTCACGGACTACTGGGACAAGCACGACAGCCACCGGGCACTCGTCGTCCGCAGAGTCTGGCGGTAATTCGGTAATTCATCCATTCGTTTTCATAATTCCCGGGAGATCAGCATGTCAAAGACGACCCACGCCCAGTCCCAGCAGCAGACCATCGACAAGATGACGAGCGACACCTTGCTCGGCAGCTTGATGCAACTGGTCCATCAGGAACTCGTGGTAATGCAGAAACCGTGGCAGGCCATGACCGAAGAAGAGCAGGCCGATGCCATCCACCGCATCGAGATGAGCCTGCGCCAGGCCGTAACCAAGGCCACGAAGCTCCTGGCCAGCGATGACCGCGCCAATGCCATGGCGACCCTCGAACAGCTGGTGCTCAAAGACGGCATCAAGGCCGTACTCAAGCTTCCCAAGGACACGGGTTCCACCCAGTTCCTCGCCGATGCCGTCGGCAAATCTGTGCTGGTGGTGTTCATCGATGCTGACGCCCATATGAGCGGTGCCGATGCGGTCCAACCGGATCCGAACCAGCGCGCCCTCATCGGCGAGGGCGGAAACGCCACGCACTGACAGGTCCACGGCGGCGTGGGATGGCCTTTCTCCCCATCCTCTGGGCCCGCGTGTACCCCTCACGCACCCACGCCGCCATTTCTAACAGGAGCATGACGTGACCACGATCCGCATCTTGCCGCATGTCCGGTCTGACCAAGCCAAGCGCATGGCTGCAGAGACCGGCCATACCGTGCGCCAGGTCAACGGTCATCCCTGCTTGGTGCCGGCCAACGAGCCGCCCATCCCTCTTTTCCTGCGTCGGCATCGACCGGCGCCTCATCAACCCGAGCCGCCTGAAGCGGCATGAGGAATCCATGAACGCTACTGCCAGCAAAGCCACACGCCACCAGGCCGTGTTCGTCACCGCTCTGCGCGACTTCGAAAGCGCGAGCAGGGAAATCCTGCGCGAGCACAAGGTCACGCCCAAGCAGTACCGGGCGATGTTGGTCATCGGCACGGCCGATACCGACCACTACCTGAACATGAACGCCCTCGCCGACAAGGTCGGTGTCCGGCACAACAGCGCCGTCGGCCTCATCAACCGCCTCGAGCGCGCGGGTTTGGTGCAGCGCCTGCGGACGCCGGCGGATCGCCGCGTGGCATCGCTTTCGCTCACCGAGAAGGGCGCCGAGGCCCTGGAGCAGCTTGCCGACGCCCACAACCAGAACCTCAAGCGCGTATCACCCGAAATCCACGGCGCACTCGCCGCAGCCGCCTAAGGAGTAGCCATGACCACTAGCACCAAGAAACGCATCAAGAAGAAGTCCACGGTCCGCCGGCATGCAACCAAGAAGCGTGCCGTAGCCAAGCGCCGCGCGCGCGTCAGCAAGCCCCTAGCCGCATCGGCGGTGGTGCTGGCTTCTGCGGCCGTGCCCGCCATCGGCAAGCCCTGGGACGGCCAGAGCGGCATCCGCATCGGCGAGTTCGCTGGTGAGAACGGCAAGCCCGGCTACCACCTGCTGCTGGCCACCGATGCCGATGGCAAGCCCATCGTGCTGAACAGCCAGCGCTGGGGCGAGTACGGCCAGGACGTGACCGGTGCGACCTCGCTCAACGACGGCGCCGCCAACACCGACGCCATGATCGCCGCCGGCAGCCCTCTGGCCAAGGCCGTACGTGCCCTCGGTGACGATTGCTACCTGCCCGCGCTCTGCGAGCTGCAGGCTGCCTTCGCGCATGCCCGTGACCTGCTGCCCAAGGAATGGCTGTGGTCCTCGACGCAGTTCTCGTCCACCTACGCGTGGTACCAGACCTTCAGTTCCGGCCTCACGTACCGCTGGTACAAGAACTACAGCCTCCGGGCACTCGTCGTCCGCAGAGTCCCCATCCAGGCTCAGTAATTCACCCATTCGGTCATTCCGGGAGATTCAGATGAGTACAAGACAAGACGAAGTGCGCGAGGTTTCGGCCGGTCCGGACCTCAGCGCGCTTCAGGCCATGACACGAGCCGACATCGATCAGCAGATCGCCACGGCCCATGCCTATCCGCGCAGCATCAAGCGCTTCATCGACGAGGCCACGGATATGGCCACGTTGAATGAAGAGATCGCGGCCGGGTGCATCTACGCGCTGCCGCGTGACGGCAAGACCATCGAAGGTCCGTCAGCACGTCTCGCGGAGATCGCAGCCTCGGCCTGGGGCAACTGCCGGGCTGGCGCCAGAGTCATCGGCGAGGATGGCGATTTCGTGACTGCCCAGGGCGTGTTCCACGACCTGGAGAAGAACGTCGCCATCGCCTTCGAAGTCAGGCGCCGCATCGTGGATAAACACGGTCGCCGCTTCAAAGCCGACATGATTGCCGTGACCGGGAACGCCGCCGCTTCCATAGCGCTGCGTAACGCCGTCTTCAAGGGCATCCCCAAATCGTTCTGGAACGAGGTCTACAATGCGACGCGCAAGGTCGTCGTAGGCGACAGCAAGACCTTGGCCAACCGCCGCGCCGATGCCGTGGCCTACCTCCAGAAGTTCGGCGCCACCGAGGCTCAGGTCCTGGCCAAGCTCGGCCGCGCCGGCATCCAGGACATCACCGGGGATGATCTGGTCACTCTGCGCGGCCTAGTTACCGCCCTCAAGGAGGGCGATACGACCGTCGAAGAGACCTTCGGCGAATCCACGGGCACCAAGGCAGTGCGTCCGGTCTACACCGAAGCCGAGTTCAAGGAGAAGCTGGAGACATGGCGCCCGCTGATCGCCGGTAAGAAAAAGACACCGGACGAGATCATCGCCATGGTCGATACCAAGGTCGCGCTCACCGAGGAGCAGAAGACCGCCATCCGCGGCCTCGCGCCGGCCCAAGGGGGTGCACCGTGAAGACCCTCAATCTGGTCCAGGGCAGCCCGGAGTGGCACGCCCACCGCGCCCAATATCTCAATGCCTCGGAAGCGCCTTCCGTGATGGGAGTGAGCCCCTATGTGAGCCGTAGCGACCTGCTGCGGATGAAGGCGACTGGCGCAGAGCGCGAGGTCAATTCCTTCACCCAGAGCGTGTTCGACCGTGGCCATGAGGTCGAACCCCTAGCGCGCGTCATCGCCGAGAAGATCATCGGCGACGAGCTGTTCCCGGCCACCGGGCGTGAGGACGACGGCAAGCTCTCTGCCAGCTTCGACGGCATCACGTTGCTAGAAGAAGTGATCTGGGAAGGTAAGCAGTGGAACGAGGACAAGGCGCGTCGTGTCCGTGCCGGCGAGCTGCCCATCGAAGACAAGTGGCAGGTCGTGCAGCAGTTGGCAATCAGCCGCGCCACCAAGTGCCTATACACGGTATCCGATGGCACCGAGGAACGTACCGTCCATATGTGGGTCACGTTGGACCCGGCTGACGAGGCCGCTCTCCGTGCCGGCTGGGCGCTGTTCGAGCAGGACCTGGCGGCCTATACGCCGCCGCCCGAAGCCGCTGTGGTGGTTGGCTCCGCCCCGGAGACGCTGCCCATGCTCTTCGCCAACGTGAAGGGCGAAGTCACGGGCACGAACCTGGTGGCGTTCAGGGCCAAGGCCACCGAGATCCTGTCGGCCATCCGCACCGACCTGCAGACCGATGAAGACTTCGCCACGGCCGAGGCCACTACCAAGTGGTGCAAAGAGGTCGAGGAGCGGCTGGAAGGCGTGAAGCAGAACGTACTGGGGCAGACCATCACCATCGACGAACTCTTCCGCACCATCGACGAGCTCAAGGAGCAGGCCCGCGCCAAACGGTTGCTGCTGGAGAAGTCGGTCACCTCGCGTAAGCAAGCGATCCGTGAAGAGATCCTGGCTGATGGCAAGACCCGGTATGAGACCCACGTAAAGACTCTCAATGACGGTCTGCCGCACCGCGTCCTGGCGCCATCGAACATCCCGGTGACTGACTTCGCCGGCGTGATGAAGGGCAAGAAGTCCATCAAGAGCCTGCGGGACGCCGTGGACCAGGAAGTCACCAGGCTAAAGCTGGAGGTGAACGCGCTGACCGAGAAGGTGCGCTCCAACTTCAAGCGTCTGGATGATCTCTCGGCAGGGTTCGAGACCTTGTTCGCAGATCGCGGTCAGTTGGTGTTCAAGGCACCGGATGACCTTGAAGCCGTGGTGAAGGGCCGCATCACCGAACACAAGTCTGCCGAGGAACGGAAACAGCTGGCCGCGGCAGCTGCGGCTGCGCCAACCCAGCCTGTGCCAACCGCGCCGGTGGCCGCCGTTGCAGCTGCGCCGATACCGGCTGCTGCCGCTCCATCCCAGATAGCGGCCGCCCCCGCGCCAGCCCAGTCGGCGACGTTGGAAGCGGATCTGGACACCTGGAAGAAGAAGCACAAGGTCACGCCATCGGCTTACAACGGCCTGCTGGCGGTCTTGCGCGATCACCACATCATCTCATCGGAGGCCGCATGAACCGCGCTGCTGTCACATCTTCAAACATCGCCGCCGTGGGCTATGACCCTGTGCTGCAGGTCCTTGAGGTCGAGTTCAAGAATGGCACCGTCTATCGCTACGACGGCGTGTCATCCGAGATCCACGAAGCCATGGTCACCGCACCGTCTGTGGGTGGCTATTTCTCGGCCAACATCCGCAACAAGTTCCCCAGCACCAAGGTGGAACCGCAGGAGGTGCCGGCATGAGTCGCGGCGTCAACAAAGTGATCCTGGTGGCGACTGTCGGCAAGGATCCGGAGATCAAGTACATGCCTTCTGGCGGTGCCGTCGTGAACCTCTCCGCTGCGACCAACGAGTCGTGGAAAGACAAGCAGACCGGCGAGAAGAAGGAACGCACGGAGTGGCACCGGCTCACCTTCTATAACCGCCTGGCGGAGATCGTCGGCGAGTACGTGCGCAAGGGTTCTCAGCTCTACATAGAGGGCCGCCTGCGTACCCGCGACTACGAGAAGGAAGGGCAGAAGCACTACGTCACCGAGATCATGGTGGACGAGATGCAGATGCTGGGCGGTCGCGGGCAGCAGGACGGCGAGAGCCGGGCACCGACTGGGCGCCAGGAAACCAGCCGCAGTGCTTCCCCAGCCAGCGAACCCGCCGGCAGCGGCGAATTCGTAGACGACGACATTCCGTTTTGAACCCAAGGGAGCAACACATGAATCAGGAACAGGAAAAGGTCTTCGAGTTCAGCCACCGCGGCGTTGCCATGAAGGCGCCGCATGATGTCGTCGCCGAAGCTCTGATGGAGCACGTGCGCGGTCCGCGCCTCAGCAGGCTGCTGCCGATGTTCTGCTCGATCGCCTCCATCGATGACTTACCCTCGCTGGGCGATCCCTGGCCCGCACAGGGCGGCATCCGCGCTGCCGAGTGCCGCGCCGAGGACGGCCGCATCTACGACCTCGTGGTGGTCACCGGTGCCGATGGCAAGCCCGTGGTCCTCAAGGACCGTCAGTGGGGCTGCTACCCCACCGAGATCAAGGGTGCGGATTCGCTCCGCGACGGCACCGTCAATACCAAGGCTATGGCCGAAGCCGGCAGTCAGCTCGCCATGGACGTCGTGGCCATCCAGGCCGCCGGCGCCCATGACTGCTACCTGCCCGCGCTCTGTGAGCTCAACCAGGTCTTTGCCAACGTCGGCCACCTGTTCGAGAAGGACGTGTACTGGTCCAGCACGCAGTACTCGTCCTACTGCGCGTGGAACCAGGGCTTCAGTTCCGGCACCACGGACTACTGGGGCAAGGACTACAGCGGCCGGGCACTCGTCGTCCGCAGAGTCTGGCGGTAATTCGGTAATTCATCCATTCGGTTTTTAAGGTTTTAGCAGCATGGGTCTGCATAGCGACACGGAAATCTATCAGACGGGCTACAAGCTCTTCGACGTAGTAGATGTCATTGCCGTGAATATGCGCCGGCCATACAACCGGCGCTACGGCACCAAGCTCCAGGACGAGCATTTTGAGGCGATGTCGTTGATCTTCGACGTCAACACCGAGACCGACCATAAGGTCCGCGTGGAACACCTCAGGCAGATCCAGAAGCACGTGTCGAGGATGGAGACCATCCTCAGGTTCGTCAAGGACAAGGGATTGTGTGCGCCTAGCCATCACAAGCAGGCGATCCCTCTACTGGTGAGCATGGGGAAGCAAGCAACGGCGTGGAAAAACAGTGAACAAGCAAAAATCACCAAGCCAGCATCCTGACCGGCAAGCCGAGCAGGACCGTGCTTACAGTGACTCTGGTCGTGCCGCTGGCCAACGGGTACCCGTGGCCACCGCCTCGCGAGAACCAGATACCACCGGCTCTGCCGGCAGGTCTGGCGCAGTTTCCGGACAGATCAGCTTAGGCTTTCTGCCCGGCGATGCCCAAAGCATGACAAGACGCAGTACTCGTCCAACTACGCGTGGAACCAGAACTTCAGTTCCGGCAACACGAACAACTGGAACAAGAACAACAGCAACCGGGCACTCGTCGTCCGAAGAGACACACCAAGCCAGCCATGCTGCTCCTTCTTTCGAGGAGCTTTACCGAGCCTATTACGACTGCCGGAAGCGCAAGCGCAACACACACAGCGCCCTCCGGTTCGAGGTCCGCCTCGAACACAACCTGGTCGAACTCTATGAGGAGTTGCTGAGTGGGGCCTACCGCCCCGGCCGCAGCATCTGCTTCGGCATCAGCCAGCCCAAGTTCCGCGAGGTCTGGGCGGCGGACTTCCGCGATCGCATCGTCCACCACCTGCTCTATAACCGCATCGGGCCCCGGTTCGAGCGCGCGTTCGCGGTCGGCAGTAGTGCGTGCATGAAAGAGCGCGGCACGCTCTATGCCGCCAAACGCCTGGATCGCCATGCCCGCAGCATCACCCAGGACTGGACCGTGCCGGCCTGGTACCTGAAGTGTGACCTGTCCAACTTCTTCAACCGCATCGAAAAGAGCGTCCTATGGGACCTGCTCAAGGCCAAGATCCACGAGCCGTGGTGGCTCGGTCTCTGCGGCACCATCCTCTGGCACGATTGCCGCGAGAACTACGAGACCCGGGGCGACCTGCAGGTTCTGGACAAGGTCCCGACCTACAAGCGCCTCATCAACCAGCCTGCAGGCTTCGGCCTGCCCATCGGCAACCTGCCGAGTCAGTTCTTCGCCAACGTCATCCTCGACCCGCTGGACCAGCGGCTCAAGCACCGCGCCAAGGCCAAGCACTATGTGCGGTACGTCGATGACTTCGTAGTCCTGGGCAAGTCGCCGCAGTGGCTCAATGCCGTGCTGGCCGACGTCAACCTGTTCCTGCCCACGCTCGGTCTTGAACTCAATCCCACCAAGACCCTGCTCTATCCCTGCCGTCGCGGCATCGACTTCGTCGGCCAGGTCATCCGTCCCGAGGGCCGCATCACCCGCCGGCGCACCGTCCGCAAGGCCGTGCAAGCCATCGCCACGGTGCCCGATGACGAGCTCATGGAGACGGCCAACAGCTACTTCGGCTTCATCGGCCAGGCCGAGGTCAGCCTCAACGACCGCATCGCCTTGGGCAGAGCCGTATTACGCCGCGGCCGCATGGTCAATGGCGAGATCACCAAGACCTATAGGAGAGCTCAGTGACTGACGCGAACGCCGGCAAGTATCACAAGCTCTACAAGAGAGAGTTTGAGCTCGCTCGGAAGCTGTTGACTGATGACGGTGGAACTCTGGAGTGGGGCATCCATGACTATGAAGCGTTCGTCTATCGGAAACCCGGTGTGCACTTGGTGTTCTACCCACATAGGACTTCAGCACGTAACTATCACATTCGTGTCCGCAGCAACGGCAGCAACTACGGCGATGAAGCAGATCGCCTGATGAAACTTCTGGATGAAGGTTCGGGGTTCAATTGCACCTTCACGCATAACCGGCATCCACTCCGCAGCTTGAGAGGTTCAGCATGATCGACTACCGCGAGATCCGCCACGCCCACCTTTACTGCGGCCTCGGTGGCGGCAAGAAGGGATTCAACCGTGGACAGGCCCGCGTCGGCAATATGGTCGGCACGTACCGTTGTATCGGCGGTATCGACAGCGTCCCGGCGTGCATCGCCGACTTCAACGCTGCCGGTCCTGGTCGCGGCACCGTCATGGACCTGTTCGATAGGGAGCAATACGTCGCTTGGCATGGCCATCAGCCGCCGGCGGACTGGCACGAGGCGACGCCGGCGGACGTGATCCGCGCCTTCGGTGGCGAGCGCCCACACATCCTGTTCACCTCGCCGCCCTGCAAAGGCTTCTCCGGGCTGTTGAGCAGCAACCGCAGCGTCAGCGACAAGTATCAGGCGCTCAACCGTCTCACCTTGCGTGGCATCTGGCTGACCCTGGAGGCCTATAAGGACGACCCCATCGAGTTCTTCCTGCTCGAGAACGTCCCGCTGATCCAGAGCCGTGGCCGCCATTTGTTGGAGCAGATACGGTCCATGCTTGAACACTATGGTTACGCCGTTGCGCTGACGACGCACGACTGCGGCGAGCTCGGCGGCCTTGGCCAGAGCCGGAAGCGGTTCCTGCTGGTGGCGCGTCACCAGGAGAAGGTGCCCCCATTCCTCTACCAGCCACGCAAGAAGCCGTTGCTGCCCGTGGGCCGCGTTCTGGAACGCTTCGCACTCCCGGGCGACCTGAGTTCAGGGCCGATGCACCGCATCCCCCGCCTCCAATGGAAGACTTGGGTACGCCTCGCCTTCGTCGAAGCCGGATCCGACTGGCGGTCGCTGGAGAAGTACATCATCGAGAACGGCGTGATGCGCGACTTCGGCCTGATGCCTGAAACGGAGTATCGGCAGGGCCCCTATGGCGTGACCGCATGGGAACAGCCCAGCGGCACGGTAGCGGGCCGCAGCGGACCCACCAATGGCGCTTTCTCTGTCGCAGACCCTCGTGGCGAGACCTTCAAAGGTGGCCGTGGCGTCCTGAATTGGGACGAAACCGCTGGCGCTGTGTCAGGCGAAAGCCTGCCGCCGGCTGCCGAAGCCATCGCCTCGATCATGGGCCAGACCCTGCTGCAGGCCTGGAGCGGCGAGACCTTCCTGCTCAGCGATACCGACATCTGGGTCCGTGACGTGGCTATCGCGTTGACGATGCCCGGCCAGGTCGTATGACCGCTCGCCCCATCCTCTTCAGCGGCCCGATGGTCCGCGCGCTGCTGGCGGGTCAGAAGACTCAGACCAGGCGTGCACTGCGGTATCAGCCAAAAGGCTATAACGGTCGGTACTTCGTCATGGATGATGACTTACCGGAAGCCTGGCAGGACTGCGACAACATCGTGGAGTTGTGTCCTCATGGCCAGGTCGGAGATCTGCTGTGGGTGCGCGAGACATGGGCTGCGCCTCATGCCTATGACCATCTACCGCCGCGGCTGATACCACAAGAAGCAAATATCCACTGCCTTGCCTCAGAAGAACGAGGCGGCCTTATGTGGCGCCCTTCCATCTTCATGCTGCGCTGGGCTTCGCGCCTTACGCTGCCAATCAAGTCCGTCCGCGTCGAGCAGCTGAATGACATCAGCGAAGCCGATGCGAAGGCCGAGGGCCGCACCCTTGAGTTGTTACATCACGACTATTTCCCGGCCACTTGGGAAGAAATACACGGCGACGGAGCTTGGCGCCTAAACCCCTGGGTCTGGGTCATCGAGTTCGAAGTCATCAAATCCAACGTGGACCAAGTCCTGAAGGAAGCGGCATGAGCGACACCAGATCGCCCATCGAAGTTCTTCATGACCTGGTCTTGCTTCATCGTGAATGCTTGGCCGCGAAAGCTGTAACAGGCCGCTTCCAGACGCCGCAAGAATATACAGCCGAACACCGTTTCAATGCCGCTGCCCGGGAAGCGATGCCTGCTATCGAAGCCACCATCATCGCAGCGAGGACCGGCCGATGAGCGACAAGACCGCCATCGAGTGGACCGATGCCACCTGGAACCCTATCCGGGGCTGTTCCCGCGTCTCTCAGGGTTGCGTCCACTGCTATGCCGAGGGCGTGGCCAGGCGCTTCAGCGGACCCGGCCAGCCCTACGAGGGGCTGGTGAATAAGCATGGGACTTGGAACGGCGAGATCCTCTTTGTGGAGAAAGCCTTGAGTCAGCCGCTGCGCTGGAGGCGGCCGCGCCGCATCTTCGTCAACAGCATGTCCGACCTGTTCCACGAGAACGTCACCGACCTTGAGATAACCCGGATCTTCGACGTAATGGAGGCCGCGAGCTGGCACACCTTCCAGGTCCTCACCAAGCGTCCAGCCAGGATGAAGG